CGCCAGCGGTGCGCTTCGGCATCATCATCGAGGGCGGCTCGGCGTCATACTCCTGGCACTGCTGCTGGATCGCGGTCAGCAGCGGGGCCACCAGGCGGTAAGGCCCCTCGGCGAGCTGCACCAGCACGGTGTTCCACTGGCCTGCGTTGAGGGTAATTTCAATCTGAGTGTTCTGGTCGATCATGTGGCCTCCAGGACGGTGATGCGTTGGTCGAGGGTCTTGATGGCGTTGACCACGGCGGCGAGGATCATCTCGGACGCGACGGCCAACGCATCCGTCAGGCCGATACCGGCCTCGGTCACCGCCTCGGGGATGATCGGCTGGACGTTCTGCGCGGAGAACCCGATCTCGTCAGCCGGGTAGACTTCGCCTTCCGGCCCGAGCCGGTGGAAGTTGATCGGCTCGATCGCGAGGATCTCGGGCAAACCCACGGTGGCGGGCGTGATGTCGGTCTTCAGGCGCTCGTCGGACACGTCGCGGTAGGCGCCGTGCCCGCCGACCCACGCGAGGTTGTTATAGCACCGGCCATCGAGCGGGCTCATGACCCAGCACTGCTGGTTGTTCATGACCCAGATTGCGTCGCCCGTGGTGGTGTTGAAGTCCCAGTAGTAACCGCCCGCCATCTGCATGACGCGGCCAGAGCCGCCGGGGCCGATCACTATGTTGCTGCCGTGCGCGAACAGCGCGGCACCCGCCGAAATATTGCGCGCAGCACTGATATCGACAGACGCTGTAACACTGCTGTTGGCGTTAACGTTGCCGGTGGAGTTCACATAGCCGCCCTGCACCGTGCCGGCCGCGACCACGTTGCGTTGGGCGTTTACATCGAGACCAACCGTCCAGCTTTGTGCGACTGACCCATTGCCTGAACCATCGATCGTGAACAATACAGCACTGTCACCGCCACGGACGTACTGCATAGTCCCGTTGGCCCGCGCGTAGCGCCACGCCCAGCCGCCGCTGTCCTGCACGTAGTAAGCGTAGGTCGCATCGCCGGTAAGGTAGCCGCCAGTGGGTCCAACTATATGAGCGTTCGCTGTGATGTTGCCTGATACGGTCCCGCCAGCGAGCGGCAGAAAGCTACCGATGGCGAAGCTGCCGACATTGGTGTTGTCCACCCACGCCTGCAGTTGCGTGCCTGTCCAGTTGAATGCGTAGAAGTGCGCCGCACCCTGTGCATACGAAATACCGGCGCCGCCGACAGTCAAAGGCCCGGTCAACACGCCGCCCGTTAGCGGCAGGCGCAAGGCGTCCTGCGTGTCCACGTAGAGCTTGGTCGCGGCGTGCAGATTGGCAGTGGGCGCGCCCGAGAGGGTGAGCAGACCGGTCAGCACGCCCCCGGTGAGCGGCAGCCAGCGCGCGTCGCCTTGAGGGGCGGTGAGGAACTGGTTCCATTCGGAAGCATTGAACGCGTGCGCGGGGATCGCCGCCTTGGCTTGGTAAAGGCCGGTGGTTTGCCGCACGAGGTCGTTGATCGCGTAGGCGGCGGTGGGGCTGTGGAAACGTATGGGGAGAAGATCCCTGGCGGTCGGGGTCGGGTCGATCACACCGAGCTGATTGTCCGCGAAGTTCACGAAGAACTCGCCGACGGGGCGCGTGTTCGGGGGTCGCTGGTTTGATACCGAGGACCGGGCATTCTGCACGCGCGATGTCATGGCTATGTAGCCTCGTGGTTGGCCCGTATATACGGGCGGCTAGACAACGATACCGCGCAGGCCGAGCGACTGCTTAACACTGGCGTATATGCTGTCGATCTGCGGCTTGGTCAGGATCGCGTTGTAGCTAGCGAAGAACGCGATGTCGCAGGCACCGTTGTTCGTCGCGAGGTTTGTCGATTGTGATGAACCGAGGATTTTCAACATCGCACCGGCGGTGTTGGTATACGACGTGGCATTCGTAGCGCTCAGATTCTTGGTCAGGTCATACGACATCGGGTTAGCGCCGCCACCGTGAGTGACGGCGAAAAAGCGCCAGTCGGTGATTGGCGGCGTGACCAGGCCAACGTTAACGGTTCCGCCGGAGAAAACCTGAAGCGCGGTCGATCCGCCAACATAGGGGCTATATCCGATATAGCCGTTGTAATAGTTGCCTACGATGAATACCTGCGTGCCCACTTGCGATGCCACGGGCGTCTGCCGGCAGGCTATCAGCGCACTCTCCGATGGTGAGTGAAATGGTGATTGCGTTTGCAGCGCACCTGTCGCGTTCTGGCAGTGGATATAGTTCGGGAAATACGTCGGCGGCCCGGCGGTAAAATTGGTGAACGCACCGGATGGGCCGACGTTCTGACTGGTGGCGAGGTCTTTGCCGAGATAGGCCCAGGTGTCCAGGCCAGCGATCACCGGCAAGGGCTTGACGATGGCGGAGGCCGAAAAGTCTACGCCTGCGAGGGTGATGGCGGTCGGCATGGTGTGGTGTCTCCTATGCCAGGCAGCAGATCTGCATGGCACTGCCGTTGCGGTAGATCTGACCGTACTGCACGCCGCCGGCCTTTGCTGTCGTGTCGTCGCTGTAACTGGTGGACGCCGGCAGCCAGTCGAAGAAGAACTTGGGCGCCGCCGTGTTGATGTTGACCGCGCGCATCAGGTTGGTCGCGTGATTACCGAGGCGGAAGGTATGGTTCTCGGTCGCAGTGGCCGCGTCGATTGCGCCGCTCGCCCCGAGATAGATCAGGCCGGTGCCGTTGATGAGCGTCGAGGAGCCGACGTTCGGCCCGAGCAAGAGGTTGCCGGGGACGCTTTGGCCCTTGCGTGCAACGTTGTAACCGACAAACACCGAGTTGCTGCCCGACCCCATGTTCGGATCGGACAGCGCGAACGCACCGATCGCCACGGTGCCTGTCACGGAGGGCATCACGCCATCGGTGCCGTAGCCGACCCAATAGCCGATATAAACCAGATCAACCAGATTGTTGCCGTTGCGCCCGGCGTGCGTGCCTACGTAGGTGGAGCGCAGATTATTTGTCGAGTTGCGCGACGCATCGGAACCGATCGATATAACGCCACCTGGGTTCGGATCGACGCGAAGCGTCCCGCAGCCGAGCGCGGTGTTTTGCTGACCAAGGCCAGAGTGATTGGCGCCGACCTGCATGCCCACATAGGTATTCTCACCGGACTGCATTTGCGTCGCGCCGGGTAACTGTCCGCCGCCGGTCTGCGTGCCGATCAGCGTGTTGCCGATGCCGATCGATTTGATGCCCTGGCCAATATGGGTATTTGCGATACCCGGCACGCCGAGCGCCCCCGGCGACGGGGTATAGATACGAAACGACGGGAGGCCACCGATAAAATATTGATCCACGACGTTGACCGAATTGAACGTCGGATCAAGGCCGGGTCCGCTACCACCCGCGTTCAGCACCGCCTGGTCGACGTAACCCTTGGTCGCCGCCTGCGGCGCGGAGGTCGGATCGGCCGCAAGCGCGATCGGGCCGGTCATGGTGCCGCCGGTCAGCAGCAGAGCATGGGTGTCGATGTAGCTCTTGGTCGCGGCACCGAGGGGGAGAGTGGGATCGGCGGCGAGGATCAGCGGCCCGGTCATGGTGCCGCCGCTCAGTTGCAGCATGCCGGCGGCGGATATGTTTGCCGCGAACGTGCCTTGCTGGTTGATGCCGGCGACAATATTCCCGGCGCTATCCTGCCAGACATACACGAAATCGGGCACGCGCGGATCGGCAGCGCCGAACTTATCGGCGCCGAGCGTGAGCGTCGTGGTCGCCAGCGTCGGCACGGCGAGGTTGTTGGTCTGGATCGACGGCCAGAACAGCACGCCCGCCGGGCTTATGCTGGCGCCGATATTGCCGGCGGCGTCCTGCCAGGCGAACGCGATGTCGGGATAGCGCGGGTCGAGCTGCGCGATGACGGACCCGCCAGCGACAGTCAGCGGGCCAGTCAGGGTTCCGCCTGCCAGCGGCAGGAACGCACCCGCGCTCGCGGCGTTGAACGCGGCGTCCACGTAGGCTTTGGTGGTGAGCTGGAGGGCTTGGGTCGGGTCGGCCGCGACGTAGACGGCCGGGGCGTGGACGGCGCCGAGCGTGTCGATCGTCACGGCGATGTTGCCGTTGGCGTCCTGCCAGGCAAGGGCGGTGCTCGGGATGCGAGAGTCGAGCTGAGTGATCGTGGCACCGCCATAGGTGGTCAAGGGTCCGGTGATGGTGCCGCCGGCCAGGGGGAGATAAGCACCGGTGCCGGTGGAGATCTGGCTATCGACGTAGGCTTTGGTGGCTGCCTGCGTGGGTGCGGTGGGGTTGGTATTCAGGAAGAGATTGCCGGTCATGGTCC